GAGGAGTGGGAGCCCCACCAGGAGCACATTCGCGAACGCTATCTACGCGAAGCCCGTGCCGCCCTCGCAGCACATGACTTAGCTGTGGGGGAGAGGATCGAGCGGCTGACGAAGGCACTGTCCGAGATACGCGACCTTAGCAGCGATAATTACGACAGCGACCGCGCATGGGCTCTCGCAATGCAGCTACGCGCTCGCTGCGAGCTTCACGGATGGTTGGAGCAAAGGGGAGTGAAGTAGTGAGCGACATGCCAAAGCGCATCCAGCTTCGGCGCACGAAAGGGTGGAGAATGCCGCCGAACACGGTGAAGGTGGATCGCACGACGAAGTGGGGAAACCCGCATCGCTGCACGCCGTGGATGGCTGTTGCGCGCTTCAGAAAAGATGTCGCGCCGAATCTGCCGATCACGGAGTTGCGCGGCAAGAACCTCGCCTGCTGGTGCAAACCCGGAGAGCCATGCCACGCTGACGTACTGCTCGAACTCGCCAACCCGAAAGGACCATCATGACCCCCAAGGATGAAGGGCATATATCCCCTTGCGACATCGATATATGCCCTACGTTGGTCTTGGCCCTTCGGGTGAGTGTCACGGCTAGGGCGCGGTTGACATAGGATATCGGATTTTGCGATAATCGTTGTGGGGAATGACCCCGCCTGATGAAGGAGAAATCGAATGACCTCCAAAGTTGACGCCGCTACGAAACTGCGGCGCTATCTCAACAAGAACGGTGACATCGAAAATGTCATCGTTCAGTTTAGCCATCACGGCGTTTCAGCACGCGCGATGCCAAACAGCTTCCACCCGATCGTCGCGCAGCGGCGAAGTATGGCGTTTGCTGAGCGTGGCGGAGAAACCATATCTATTGCGGATGCAACTGAGATAAACAACGCATCTCTGAGAGTGCCAGTAGCTCGCGGGCACGGAGCCACATTCGAGGATGCGGTTGACGCGCTTATGGGGGACACTAAGAAACTTGTCTCCGCCTGATCTAAGGGACGCCCGCAAGCGCCTTGGCCTGACCCAACATGGTCTCGCTGAAGCGCTGCGCATGGGAAAGCACGGTTGGCAATCAGTTAGCCGATGGGAGCAGGACGGCAACACTATTCCGGGGCCGGTTCAAGTCGCCGTGGAAGCCCTCTTGGATCGCCTGCCAAGGTGAAACAGCATCAACCCCAACTCCTGTGCCACATCAGGAGAAAGCTCGACACCAAGGCTCCCCTGGCAAGCCCATAGCGACAAGCGCACCTGTCCCCGGTCCGATATGACCACGATCTGCTTGCCGTCTTCAAGCTGGAGGATCATGCAACCTTCTTCCTCAAGCCCTGTCGCCAGCCTCCGCACGACTTGCATTGAAGCGACTGGATGCGGAAATGCTTGGACCGCTTCTCGCCCTTGCTAATCAGGTCTTTCGAGCCGCAGCGGTTGCAGGAATATCCCGACGCCTTTCCCATGTAGGGGTGCGTTGAGATCCATGGGAGGAGCTTCAGGTACACGTCCCTAAGAAGGCGCACGTCTTGCTTGCAGTAGCGTTCCATGATGCATTGGGCCATCTGATCGCCCTGAAGCACTTTCGACCACAGCGCATGGCCTTCGTGCTGGAGCTTTGACCCGACGCCTAGCAGGTCGGCAACGTGCTGGAGCTTGCTACTGTCGAACGAGAACTCGCGCTTAATGGTCTTGAACACATCGATCGATGCGACGGGCGGAGGAGGTTCCAGACCGGCCTTCAGGAACTCGCCCTTGAGCTTCTTGAGGTCAAAGCGGTCGCTATTGTAACCGCAGATCGCTTCCGCTTCCGACCATAGCTTGTGGACCGCCTCAAGCATCTCGCGGTGACCGTGCTGCCAGTCGGAAAAGAACTGGACGCGGTTTTGCCCGTACCACATCGCGCCGACGCAGATCGTGCCGCCGAACTCTCGGACCTGATTGAGCCCGATATGGTCAACGCCGTAAAGCTTCCACACCTCCGCGACGATGGGCCGCGTCTCGATGTCGAGGAACAGAATGCGAGGTTCATCGGACACATTATGGTTCCTCGCCTTCCGCTACTTCGCGGAGGCTCCCGTATTCGGATCGACACATCCATCGAGGACGGTCAGCAGCCCTTCAGCGTACCCACGCAAACGTATTGCCGAGCCCGCGAGAGGCCCGACATCATGCGATGCGTCACCGTTGAGCTGTGATTTGATCTTGCCGGGTTCCGCGTCTTTCAGTTGGTTGAACTGAGTGCGGGTGAGGCAGTAGACGGGGGAATAATGCTCGCGAGTGGTTGCGCAGCCGCTACACAGAAGCAGCAACAGGGCGAACAGCTTTTTCATGGCTGTCTCCCCGTCCTAGCCGCGAACGGATCGTGTATTTGTTCACTCCGAAAACGAGCGCCGCATCCGACAAGGAATATTCGATTCCGCGCACCGTGATGCGTGTCGAGCGCCGCATGTTTTGCATATTGTCGCGATGCGTGATCCAGCGGCAATTGCTGGGCTCGTAATTGCCGTCTGGATTGATGCGGTCGAGTTCCAGCCCCTCCGCGTATCCGTTCGCCAGTGCCCACTCTGCGAACGGCTCGAATCTCTCCCATTCCGCCGCGTAGGCAATGCCGCGCCCACCGTAATCTCGATATTGCTTGTGCGACGTATAGTCGCAGCGGGACTTCATTCCTCGCCAGCGCGAATAGAGCGCCGTGTTCGCCATGCCGTGCTTCGTCCGCGCCTCTTGCCAGAGGCAGCCGCATGACCGGATGAGGCCGCGTGTCAGGTGCGTGAGAAAGACTTCCTTGTGGTTTCCGCAATCGCACTTGCACAGCCAGCGGGAGCCGCCCCCGATGCGGCCCAACCTCTTGATCGCGGTTAGTCTTTCGAACCTCTGACCAGTAATATCCTTGAACGCCGCCACCCCTTTGACTTACTTGCATTTGTGTGCTAGCGCAAGAGCCGGGTTGCGGTAATGGATTGGGGTTATCCCGGTCGGCCTCCGCGACACGGGCGGACGGGCGTCCGGAACAAAGCGGCCAGTGCACATGTCCGCGCCCCGTCATACATCAGCTCCCATCACCCCTGGCTTAGTGCGGCATCCTTGCGGAACCGGCGCCTGTTCCACCACTTTCGCCCGTTCATCCGCATCGTGTACGGTCTTGATTACAGACACGATCCGCGTTTTCGTCTGTACGGCTTGCTCGTTCCGTTTGGTGGAGATTGAATCGAGCTGGTGCTTATAGTCGTCGCGGGCGGTGATTGCTGAGCTAAGCTGCTTTTCGAGATGCGCGGCATGGCGATGGCAAGAAACGTGATCAACCGCCCAGAAAATGAGTGCGATGCCAAGCAATCCCTGCCACAGCGAGAGCTTGTTCAGGAAGCTCATGATGGAGCTGCCAATCCGTCCAGCGAAGAGGGCCAGAGCGGGCATCAATTCCCTCCCCGATAGAAAGCCCACATCGCCAGCACGCATCGGATACCGAAGACCGCGAGGGCAAAGAGGATCAGCCCACTAATGGCGAGGAGGGTGTTCACCGCCGACATAAGGGCGTTTCGGATATCGGGAACACGAGCGATTGCGTCACCCCGTCTCCCGAATTGGCATTGATGATCGCAACCAGTGCGCCCGTGGAGGCATCGACAACCGGCCCCCCGGACATGCCTTGGGTGATCGACCCGCGCATGACCGTCTCGCCCTCGAAGCCCTTCTCGGTGGACTTGGCCGACGATCCTGTAAGCCGCTGGGTTACGGTGCGCGGAGCATCCTCAGCGAAACCAGTAGCCAAGTAGGCTTGTCCTTCGTGGATCCCTGAGCAATCCAGCAGAGCCCTGTAGGCAACGACCGTCTTGACCTTGAGGAGGACGAAATCGCGGTGCCGAACGCCGCCAACGACCTTCGCCCGCGCGCCGTCAACCAGGCATGGTCCTTCGGCGATGACATGGCGGGCCGTGGCGACTAGGCCATCCCCGACATAGACGCCGGTTCCCATCCATTTGCCGCAGTCGATCTTCGGGACAATGTTGTTGTCGATCAGGTACGGCGTCGGGGTGATCGGTGCATCCGGCATGACCGGCAAGCTGGTCGATCCGAGGAATGCCGTGGCGAAGAGGAGGGGCCCGCTACGAAGCATTAGCCGCTCCCGTCGCTTTCGCTACGCCAATGTCTTTCGCGCAGATCGCAGCTCCGACCGCGCCGATCATCACTCCGTACCCGGTCCCGAATGACCCAGGATCAGGCAACACACCTTTGGTTATCGCCACATAGATGTAGGGCAGCGGATAGAGGATGAAGGCCGACGCCCCGCCAATGCGCATCAGGTCGAGACTGAGGTTGCCCGGACCCCGGAGGAAGTTGAGGGTCATGGCAGCACCTGCCTTGCACGCACGAAAGCGGCCTTCCTGTCCTCAAGCCCGTTTAGGCCGCCGTTGATCGCCCTCGTGACGCGCGTTATGTCGTTCTTGTCGGCAAGCGCGTTGATCTCGTGCGTCATCCAGTAGTGGCAGGCGATCTTGACGCTGATCTGGGGATCGGCCGCGAGGTCGGGATCGGTTTCCAGCGGAAGGGACAGCGCAGATCCGAGCCTCGCGTAATTGGCTCGTCCGGTGAGCTGGAAAATGCCGCGTCCGCGATACAGAAACCCATCGCCGACGCGCGTGTTTCCGAGGTCTGTGCGGCCCTCGTATTTCTTCTGTGCGTCGGTCGGCCCCCAAACCTCACGAAGGCAGCGGAAGCCACAGGTTTCGACGCACGCCTGCGCAAGAAAATGGGCCAAGCGAAGATGCGTGTTGATCTCATATTGCGGGCAGAACTTGTCCATGCCCGTCGCAATGTCATCGCCAAGCGCCCCAGTCTTTCGCCCGGCAACCCGGTCAAGAACCTTCGCGGTGTTCACGAGAGCTTATCCAAAAGTCGCTGCTCTTCGGGCTTCACGCCTTCCTTGAGGCAGTCGCCGAATTGCTCGCGAAGCGCCCGCGTGATCGCTTCCTTCTTCTCCCGGTAATTCTCGTTAGAGAGGCCCCGGATGCGCTTCATTTCCGCAGCTCCCGAACCGCAATGACAATGCGCAGGATGATGAGGACAGCAGTCCCCACGGTGACGATTGCTGGAGCGCCAACGGTAACGACCCACATCGCCCATGCGGCGAGCGAGCCATCGACGGCGAGAGCGCGAGGGGATTCCGGGAGCATCATTTCCCGATCGCTCTCTTGCAGTGGCCGTCGCCCATGAAGAAATCGATGACGTGAGCCGCGACGACGAACGGACGCTTGCCGGCAACTTCCCCGCGACCGATCCATGACGACAGTGTTTCATCGGGATTGGGCTGCTCGCCATTGAACCAGACGAACACGAACCCGCGAAACCAGGTCGCGAACAGCTGGTCGAGCGCAACGAACATGAGCGACACCCATGTGAAGAAGCGGTCGGCGGTTCTCGCGACGGGATCGGTTTCGCCGCTCATCACGAATACTTGAACGAGACCATGCCGACGGAACCCGACAGACCGCTGCCGTTCTGACCCGCACCACCCGCGCCATTGGACCCGGAGAGATTGGAATAGACGCCGCCGGGAGCGGCAACGGCTGAGCCGTCGTTTGTCGTTCCGGTGTTGCCGGTCGTGTTGACGGCATTGCCGCCCGTCGCCGTTCCACCGGCCCCAGGAGCACCACCGGTTCCTCCCGTCGCGCCGCCTGCCCCGCCATTGGCGGTCATCGTGGTTATCGAGAGTGTGCCGCTGCTGATCGACGACGCGCCGCCGCTTCCACCCGGCGAGGAGACGCCTCCACTGCCAGCGCCGCCCACGGTATAGGTGAGCGTCTGTCCGCCAGAACAAGCATAGGTCGAGCGCGAATAGCCTCCCGACCCTCCATCGCCGCCGAGATTGCCGCTTACAGGACCGGAGCCACCACCACCTCCTCCGCCCCAGACTTCGATGGTGACGGAACTGGCCCCGGCGGGCACGGTCTCGGTCGCGCCGGTTCCAGTCGTGAAAGCGTGGATCACGGGCACGAAGCCCTGTCCCGCCGCCATCATCAGGAGGACGCCGCTCATGTGATGCCCGCCCCGGTGATGATCCAGTTGGCCGTTCCGACCTTGAGGAGGGTCGCGAAACCATGCTGGGCGAGCGTCCGCGTTCCCGTGGTTGCTGTTCCCGCCAGCGTCAGCGTGTCGGTCGTGATCGAGATCGTCTGCGAAGAACCGCTGTTGTTGTAGATCCCGACCGTCGCTCCGACGGGAAAGGCGACGGAAGAGTTCGCGGGAATGACCACGCCGCCTGTCGTGATGCTGATATGCTTGCCGCGATCAGTAAGCGCGAGGGTGTAGGCCGCAGTCTGGGCGTTCTGCGGAACATCCTTCAGCCCGTCCACGGTCGCGCTGGTCGCATAGTTCGCGAGATTGGCCTGCACGTAGGCAGTGGTGGCGACGAGCGTTGAATTGTCCGCAGTCGTCGGGGTTATTCCCTGGACCGGCACAGCGAAGACAAGCGGCGCTGTGTCGCTGTGCATCGTGATCGACCAGATAGTTCGCGCCGTCCCGGTCGAGCCCGTGCCGCTTAGAATGAGGGTATTGTCATTCTGGGAGACGAGTTTCGGCGTGCCTCCGCTTGCGTCCTTGAAATAGATGCCCCGTCCAGCATTCTGGAACTGGATGTCGCTCGACGGATTGATCGCCGCCGTAACGGACAGGTTGCCGGTGATCGTCGCGTTCACGCCCACCGTGAGCGAGCCCGTGAGGGTCAGGGCTGTCAGCGTGAGGCTGGTGATATTTGCCAAAAGATAACGCGTGTCGCCCGTCGCCATGTTGAGCGCGTCGGTCGAGACGGTTGCGTTTCCGAGGCCGGTGATCTTCTTGCCGCCCATTGGAAGGTCGGCCGAAGGCGGCGATTGCCCGTCGCGCGTGATGCAATTGGACAGACCGGCCGCGAAGCCGTTCATCTCCGCGTCAGTGCGCGACGAGGAGATCGTGACGTTGTTCGCCGCGTCAACGGTCCACGAATAGATACGGTTGAAGGTTCCGCTGCCGTTAAAAGGCATGGTTGCGCACCCCGCTCAAAAGGAGGATAATGGCCGCGATGGACCTGCCGAGTTTCGCAGCCGCCGCAGTCGTTGGGGCAATCGCCGGGCAGAGGGAGCGCATCTCAGTAGCCATTGGCCGCCTGCGCCGCCGCGCCACCGCCCGCTACTGCGAATGGTGCTTTCAGTTGGGTAAGGGCTTTCGCAAGCGCTTTCTCCGCAGGGGTACGCGGCGCTAGCATGATCTTCTGGAAGGCTTTCGATCCCGCCTTGGTATAGAGCGCCAGCGGGATTGCCGCTGGGGCAGCGGCCTTCGCCGTAGCCCCGACACCCGCGCCGAGAGCATATGCCAAGATCGACCGATAAGCCGTTCCGCTATCGGGCAATGTGGGCGGAAGAACTTCCTGTGCAGGGTCTGAAATATCCTGCAACAGAGCCTTCCCCATCGCATAATTCTTCTTGCGCGCGGACGTGTCGAAGCGCCGCACCGAATTGCCAAGGTGCGAGGCCGTAAAGACTCCGCCCTTCGCCCCAGCGCTGCCCGCTGCGGCCTCGATCCGCACGAGATTGGCGAAGGCTTGCCGAATGGGCCGGAGTTCACCTGCATATTGTGGATTTGAGCGGTCCAGAAGATCACGGAACTCGCCCTGCACGTCGCGGAAAATGCCGCCCATCGCACGCTGTTCTGAATCGGCGCTGGAGCTATACATGCGCGCCATCTGGCCGAGCTTTTCATCTCCCGCCTGGAAGGCCGTGCCGGACATACGGCCTGCTTCATCGAATTTGCTGAGCAGGCTGTTCTTGATGATATTCTGCACTTGCGCAGCGCGGTCAGGCGGAAGCTCGTTGATTCGGCTGAGAATGTCGCCCGAGTTTTGCACGAATTGCTGGTCGGCCTGAAGCGTGAGCTTTGGCAGCAGCGTTTGATATGGCTCGGACGCGGCGCGGTCGGCGAACTCGATAGCGTCCCGACCGACCATTCCGTCGGGCAACTGTTTGCCGAGCGGAGCGAGAACGCGCTGATTGATCGTGCCCCGATTGAACGACAATATCGACCGGCGCTGAGCGTTCTTTACGATGTCGCCCAGAGGGCCAAAGCTGGTCGCCGCGTCTTCCATGCGCCGGAACGCACCGCCGAGAAGCTGGCCCGGTGACATTTGCGTTCCAATGTCGCCCATTGCTCGCACGGCGTTGCTCACTGCTGGCGCGACAAGGCCTGAGATAGCACCCGTGACGGCGTGCGCGGCTTTGCCGCCAGCAGCCCCGAGAAGAGCATCGATCAGGACGCGCTTGCCGTTGTTCGGGTCTTTTGTGGTGAGCGTCCCACTCATGCCGCCCGCGAGGAACGGGTTCTTCGTAACCGCGACAACCGGGAGCGTTCCGGCGACTTCGCCCGCGAACTCGCCAAGTCCGCCCGGAACCTTGCCCTGCGCCTCCTGCCCCCGGATATAGGCTTGGTGGCCCGCATTCGCCTGCTGGAGCGTCGGAAGCCCCAGAGCATTGCCAAGGGCGTCAATTGGCTTATCGAGCCCGATCTTCGCAGCCCCTTCCTGGAGCCACTGCGCGGCATTGTCGAACGGCCGCATGACGCCTTGATAGAAACCAAGTCCCTGATCCGTCTGAGGCTCCGGAGGGGGCGCATTCGGATCGGGTTGGCCGTCATGCTGCACGAATACGATTCCCCGCCCAGTCCGGCGCGCCTCGTCGATCTGGTCGGGGTTCGGGCTAATCCCGTGCTGGACGCCATAAGCGACGATCTCAGCCGTTGGCTTGCCACTGCGGAACATGCGCAGCATCTCGGCATTGGCGGCCCGCACGTCGTTCGCGCTTGGCGTTCCCTGCCCGCTTAGCGCGCTTTCGATGGGGTCGCCGGGATCGGCGGGAGCGGAGGGCGCGTTGTCCTGAGTGTCGGACTGGCCCTCCAGCGCCGCCTCGATTGGATCACCTCCCTTCGGTTGGGGCTGCGGAGCCTGGGATGGGCCAAGCGCGGCAGCGAGCTTGCCGGGATAGGCTGCGGTCTTCGGTCCCCATTTCGAGGTATCGGGACCGCCGTGGTACATCATCGCCGCGCGATCGATGTCGCCGCCCGATGCCTGAAGGTTCTGCGCCCACAATTTCCCGGCAGCATCCACCGCCTGCGGGACGTTGAACGGGTCTGCCCCAAGCGATTTCGCGGTGTCGGGTTCGAGCTGCATCAGCCCCTCCGCGCCCTGCTGCGAAACCACGTTCGGCCTGAAGCTCGACTCGACTTGAGCCGTCGCGCGAAGGATGCCCGGAGGCAGGTTGTATTTCTGCTCCGTCGCCGTGAAGAGGCTATTGAGATCGACCCCGCTCATTGGGCGAACTGGGTGAAATCAACACCCATCCCCTTGAGCGTGCGGTAATCCTTCAGCCATTGCTGACGAAGCTTCGCGGGAGCCTGCGCGAGCGCCTTTGCCCCGCCGTCCGCGTAAGCGGTGAACATGCGCGGATCGTATGCCTGACGCCACTGGCTCTCGAACTGCGCATTTCCGGCGGGATTGCGCTGCGCGAAATTCGCCGCCGCCGTCGCCTTCGCCATCTTCGCATATTCAAGGCCGATCATGGTCGGAATGACGACCTTGAGAGCTTCGGGCGTCATCTTCATGTTGGGCGAGGCGTTCGCCATCATTCCAAGGCGCGCATCGGACCCGTTCAATCCGAGGTCGGAAGCTGACTGCGCGACGAATCGCGCCGCGTCCTTGTTGAACACGAAGGCGTTGTTCGAATAGCCGAACGGAAGTCCGTGCTCTTCGGCGAGATGCTGCAACCTTGCCGCCGTCGGCCCCGTCGAGAGCGCGTCGGGGCCTGCAATGAGCGTCTGCATCTCGCGCAGGGCCTGCACGCGCTGCGGCGATTCTTTCGAGATTTCCTGCGTGTTCAGGAAGGCGTTGGCGGAGCCCTTGCCGTAAGCATCGAACGCCGAAGTCTGGCCGAGCGACGGGCCTGCGGGGAGAGCATGACCGCCTGCGGCTTGAGGGCCGCCGGAACCACCAACGCCATAATAGGAATTGAGCGAGTGACCGCCGCCCGTAACGTCGGACTTCGGACGCACCTCCATCTGCCCGGTTTGCGGGTTGTACGTCTGGATCGTGTCGAAAGGAGCCTTGGCACCCGCCTGCGCTCCCGCCACAGCCCCAGCTTGCGCAGCAGCGGCTTCGGTCGCGCCGGGAATGTTGTAAACGCGGGTCGGCTCGATCTGCCCGGTCTGCGGGTTGGTTTGGTAATCCGCGCCCTGGCCCTCTCCGACGCGAGCGGCCTGGAAAATGACCTTGTGCTGGACCGGATCGTACAGCGGAGCACCTGGGCGAACGCTGACCGGCGCGATGTAGTTGTTCTTCTGGACGCTCCCCAGAAGCGCGGTGGCGGTCGGGATATCTCCGTTCTGGAGAGCCTGACGCGCATGGGCGACCGTAACCTCCAAGTCGGTCGGGGTCGCGCCCTTGCCCGCGACTGTCGCAAGCTGCTGCGTGTACGCGTCGGGGTTCATCATATAGAGCGCGAGGTCGCGGTTGGGATCGCCCGTGAGCGACATTGGAGATGCGCCCCCCGTCGGCGCAGGCGCGGACGGCGGCGTTGATGCGGCTTGCGGGGGCGCGTCTGGAAGTGGAGCAAGCGGGTCTGGCTGACCGGGAGCAGGGGTCTGTCCCGGAACAAATGCAGCCGGAGTTGGCGTTTGTGCTGGAGTGGCGGCGGTCGCCGAGCCGCCCGGAACCTGACCAGCTCCGAACAACCCCTTCAGCCCGTTGGCTAGTGCCTGATTGGCGGCGATCATCTGCCGGTCAGCGCGGCGGTTGGCTCCCGCTCCGACCAGCGCATCGGCGATCTTGGCGAGGCCCTGCGTCCACGAAATTGCTCCACCGTGACCGTCAATCGGTTCCAACGCCTGCTGCTGGAGCGCCTGGGCCAGGGCATAGGCACGCTGGGCCCGCAGCTGCTGGATCTGATAGTCCGGCGCAGCGAGGTTAAGGAGCGCGCTGCTCATCGGATTGGGTTGAGCAATCGCGGCCATCAGCCGACCCTCACCGGCGCAAATTCAGGCGCGACCATGAAGAAGCCGCTGGCGTGGCGGCTCACCGCATCCGGACGAACCTTCGCGAGATGCTGCGCGAGGATGCCGACGAACCGGCCCTTGAGCCCGCGATAGCTGAACTCGTAGAGCGGAAGGCCGTGACGGCGGCCGATGCGCTTCAGGTTGCGCTTCAGGCGTTTGTCGGAGAAGAATGCGGCGACACCACCGGCATTGCCGATTCCGCCAGCCAAGGCCCCGCCGAGCCCGAACAGCCCGTTCATAAAGTTGTTCGAGTTGGCGACCTGCGCGTTGTATGCGTTCCAGATGTTGCCGCTGACGTTCGTGGGCTGGACCTGCGATTGCGGCACCTGCCCGAACGTCGGCATTTGAACCTGGGACTGGGAACGAAGCGCGTTCAGCTCGTTCAGGGGGAGCATCTGAAGCTGCGTCTGCTCGCCCAGTCCCTGCGCACGCGCCTGATTGCCGAAATTGGCGTTCTGGAGCGCTTGCGCATACTGTTGGGCCTGCGCATCGTTTGCGAAGGCCCCTTGTGCATTGGCCTCGGTCGTCGCTTGGTTGCGGGCGGCTAGGGACTGACCGAACAGCTGGTTCTGGAGCGCGTCTCCGGCTCCAATCGCCGAGTAATTCGCCTGGTTGTAGGCGTCGTTCTTCTGACGCGAGAACTCGTCCTGCGCCCGCTGGTAAGCCTCGGAACCTTGGACAACGCCCTGGTTCGCGAGCTTCGCATCAAGATCGTGCTGCGCGTTGGCGAACTGCGGATCAAGCCGCGAGGCCGCCTGATTATAGACCGCATCCTGTGCTTGCCGGGTGAGGTTGTTGAAGTCGGTCGAGACCGCCGGGGCGTTCGAGTAATTGAGGTTCGTCTGGACCTGTCCGGTTTGTCCCGGCCCGCCCGAAAGCGCCGGAAGGTGGGATTGATCGATCTGGCCCTGGAGCGAATGACCGGCCTGGTCGGTGAGGTTGAACCCGAGCCCCGAGAGAGCGGCGTCCTGGCGAAGCTGGTTATCGAGGTTCTGCTGCGCCTGCGGCGTGAGAGTGACCGTCTGGGTCGATCCCGGTCCCGTGCCGTTCCAGATGCTCGACCCCAATGGGGTGACCTGATTGACGCGGTTGAGTGCGGCTTCGAACTGAGCGGTCTGCTCGTTCGATTGGGTCTGCGCCGCTGAGACCTGGAACGGATCGGGAGGGGCGGGTGCTTTGCTCAATTCACCATTCCGCTTTGCAAGTGGAACGGTGAGGCCGAAGCCGCCGCTATTTCAGGGGAACTTTACGCTATTTCGAGAGTTGCCGCAAGCGTATCGTGCGGCCTTTCGATCATCCACTCCGGAGCCTCGCTTCTCAACAGCCCCATGAGCACGCAATCCTCGGTCGGGGACCAGCCCAATTTCATCAGTCCCTCGTCCTTGAAGCCGATTCCCCGGCAGAAGCGGATCGCCCGTTCATTGGAGGCCGCGCACCGGCACGTCACCCTATGACAATCGAGCTGCACGAACGGCCATGCCATCAAGCGCTTGATCGTGTCCCTCGTCGCCCATCGCGCATTGTCGGCGGCGAAGCTGATCTCGATATTGCCGCGCTCCCATCCTCCGACGGCCATGCCCGCGACGATCTCGCCTTTGATCGCTACCCCCACGGCTCTGGCAAAGCCGCGCCAGTTGTCGGGATTGACGCCCGGTATCCTTGTCGCGATCCAGTCGAGCATCCGGTCATCCACAAGGATGAAGCGCTCAGGCCCGATGCGCTCCAGCTTCAGATGACGCCTCCGGGCTCCCACACATAGGCTACGTTCTCAATCGACGGAGAGAAGCCGATGCAGCTCACCTGAAGGCGAACCGTCGCCGCGAACCCGAACCCACCGACCTGCTGCCACTGTGAAACAGCGTATCGCGACGGAGCCCAATGGGTCACGTCCCACAGGCTTACGTCCCACCGGGGAAGACCCGAAAGAGTTGAAAGCGACGGAGCCGAGGTCGCCGTGCTCACATTCAGGTCGGTTACGAGATCGAGCAGCACGTTCGTCCCGATATTGGCGATCATGGTGGGCCTGATCTGGTTGAATTTCTTGCGGCCTACCTTGTCGCCGAAGTAATTGAACGCGGGCACCATCGTCCCGCTGATCGCCGCGCCATTGTCGCTGTTGCCGGATTCGCCAAGGTAGATGGTTCCGTCCGACCCACCCCAGTAAAGACTGTCCTGCACGGTTTCGAAGACGTTGGCGTTCCATCCGAGATAGCGGCACCATGCCCCGGTGATCGTGTTCATCACGAACTGGTAAGCGGTCGCATTCTCAGCCGTGGGAACATTGATGAACAGCTTGTTCCCGACCGGATAGAGCATTGCCTGCCAGCCGAACGTATTTGGATTTCCGGCAATCGCGAGGCGAGCTGCGGAATCGATCTTATTGGAAACCGCATCCACGTTGTTCGAGCGATCGACCATCAGCACCTTGGACAAGGGAACAAACCCATCGACCGAGATCAACACCACATCAGAGCCGACGCGGGTCCAGAACCGACCTCCAATGGGCCGGCCGATCCGCGCCTGACCAGACAGCGCCCATGTGGAAGCATTGGCTGGGTCATAGCCCTCGAAGATAATCACCTCGCCCTCGGTCGAGACGAACACCGCGAACTGCTGCGTTTGCTGGGTCGAGGGAAGTGTCCAGGTAATCATTCCCGCCAGCGAGCCGCCCTGACGGAACAGCGAGGACAGGTCGAGTTCGGTTGCTGCTCCTCCGATGGACTGGAGCGGGAGATACCACACGCGGAAGCTGTTCTTCTCGACCAGCCAAATGCGCTGCCCGAACGAGTTGATCGAAATGGCCTTGCTCGTGTCGAAACCCGTTACAGCAGGAGAAGCGAGAGCATTGGTCCAGCTTGTTCCGTCATAGCGCTGCATCGGGTCGGCACCGTTGACGGCAAGAAGAAACTGGCCCCCAGGAGTGCCGAAATTCACATACTGAAAGCGGCTGTTGGCTAGACCGGTAACGGCAGCAGCACCGACCGCGCCCTGATTGGTCGCGTCATAGATTTTACCGCCCGCGATCCCGAACAGCTTGTTGACGAGGCCTGCGCGGTACGGAGCGATGGTTTCGACTGCCCCCCCCAATCCCGTGGCCCATGCCTGACACCCGAGCCTCAACGAGCAATCGGTCGTGCCGGGAACGAAGTTGTCGAGAACGAGCGCGTCGGTCGCCTTCATCTCGGCGATGGAATCGCGTGCGTTCAATCCACCGATGGGAGCGGGAACCGATGCGGTGCGTGTCACCGCCCCGCGAAAGGCGCGCTTCATCGTCCGGGCCAGTTCCCGTCCGGGATAGGCGGAAAGCCGAAGCCGCCGATCCGCGCGGTCCTGCGGCCCATGTGGAGGATATCGTTATCCTGAAGCTGGGCGTAGCGGCGGTTCAACGCTTCGTCATACTGCGCTTTCTCTTCGGCATAGTTGAACCCTCTTGCCGCGAGGGTGCGCCATTTGAGGCTCAGCACAAGAAGATCGTCGGTGATGATCGGAACGTCAGTGTCGGCGACGAACGAACTCTGCGGCGTTCCGGAGGCTGACGCACACCAGTTCTTGCTCACATATTCGAACACGATGGTGTCGGCCACGCTCGGCACGGGATCGAACTGGATTTGACCGCCATAGAGACGGAAGCGGATTTGCGGCGCGGCAACGGCGATGCCTGAGCGGATTGCCTGCCATTCACGGTCGGACAACGGACCGATGGTTTTCCAGTGGGTCGAACGGTCCCAGCTGGTTCCCGGACGATAAGCCAAAAGATCATCGGGGAAGTCGTAAGCCTGCTGCCCCGGAACGAGAGTGATTAGCTGTTCGCCCCTCAGTTCAGGCCAGCCACCCTCGAACGAAGCGATCTCGTTTCCCGCCCGGTTGAGAAGCGCGAGGATCTGTGGCCCGTCGGACGTGTTGCCGCCCGCGACCTGTGACGGCTCGGGCAATCCCATCTCGGAATAAGCCTGCGCCGCGATCCCGACGACGTTGAGCATATTAGCTGCCCGAGCTTACGGGCGTCTTCTCCTTGCGGCCCTTGGGCGCTTCACGCTCGGCGAGCAGCGCATTGACGATCTCGGTCAGCTTCTGGACTCGACCGAGAAGTTCCGTCTCGGTCGAGTTACCGTTGATGAACGCGCGAGCCTGTGTCCGGAGCGCGAGCGCACCCATGCCGAGCTGCGTCAGGTTCACGTCGGAAACCTTCGCCAACTGCTCGACGGTCTTGATCCCGGCAAGGTCGAAGCGCTGGGCGTCGGCCTTGGTGCAGCCGTCCCAGTCGTAAATGCTGGTGCCGGTCGCGGTCGATTGACCCGACTGGTAATCCGCCCATGCCTGCGGGAAGCGCTCGGGGTCGGATGGGCGGCCCGGATAGCTCTCAAGCCGCACCGGCTGATCGTAAACGGTCTTGGTGTTGCCGGGAGCCTGAAGGCGAAGATGAACCACTTCCTCGAAAGCAGTCCCGTCGAAGTTGGGAACGCGGGCAAGGTGGAACTCGGCGTGATATTCCGCGTCCGAGCCGAGCGCGATCATGTCGCCATTCTCGACCTTGCCGAGCTTGGAATAATCGACGTTGAAATCTGAGGACAAAGCCTGTCTCCCCTTCCCCTGGTAGGCAAGCCGGAGCGCGGGAGGGGAAACACCGCACGCCCCGGCTTACCGTCCCTTAAGTGATCGGACCCTGCGCGTGCGGATGGTTGAGCAGGATCAGCGACTGAGTCGAGCTGAGCGTCACAGCGCCCGAACCCGACCCGTAGGTCGCCCCATTGGCCGAAGCCGCAAGAGCGTTGAGGACGCACTTGCCCGCGACAATCGTCGAAGAGATCACGCCCGACGCCTGCCACGATTGCTTGTCGCCAGCGGCGACCGTGCCGTTCGTGTTCGCGACAGCAATGCCTTCGGTCTGGACCCATCCCCACTGGCCCGCCGTCATTGCCGACAGCGCGACCGCGAGAGGCTTGGCGCTATTCGCCGTGCCCGCCCATGCCTGAGCCGAAACGTCCATGCGCGCACCCGAGTTGACGCTGGTAACGGTCAGCTCGCACACGCCGCCGGCCGCAATCGTGCCCGCCGCTTGGACGAACATGAACTTGCCGCCGCCAAGCACCAAATCGACGCCGCGAAGCTCCATGCCGGGAGCTTCAAGACGACCGTAGGTGGCAGTGCCAGGACCAAGCTTGAGCGCGCCGGGACCAACGGTATCGACCGCATAGAGATCAACGAACCCGAGTTCGTTGTCTGCTACAATGTAAGCCATTTTCCCGTTCTCCCGTTATGCGACCAACACGCCCTGGAGGGACGCGTTGTTCATGGTCATGTTTCCAGCGAAGCCGATCAGCTTCACCATTGCATCCTGGTTCACCGACTGCCGGTCGTCTCCAATCGGCACGAAGTTGCGAGACTTGTGCGGACGGAAGAACAGGTAATTGGTGTTCAGGAAATACATCTGGTTCGACGGTGCGCCGCCCCCGATGCCGCCGTCGTAAACCACGTCGGCGTTCTTGTACTTGAGGCTGTTGAAGCCGATCGATGCCTCGCCCGTGTCCGGGCCAAAGCGCTGGATCGCTTGCAACGACTGCCAGTAGAAGTTGTAATAGTTGTTGTCGGCGACGATGAGATCGGGCTGGTCCGCGCCGCGAACGACGGACAGGAACAGCCGGTTCATGTAGCCCTGGATGTTGGTCGCCGAGACCGCGCCGCCGCCGTCGGAAGTTCCCGAGAACTTCTTGTTGCGGAAGAACGAGCCGATGGTCGTTGAGCGATCGATGCCGCCCACCGTGCCGGTCGTCGGGTTCGAAGCGACGAGCAGCTGAAGGCCGCCGATCTGCCGGCCGCCGTCGGCAGTGCCGTCAGAGTAGCAGTCGAGCGCGATGTTGTTGGTGAGCGTGATAGCGGCGTTGTTGATGCGCTCTTCGAGGAGGTCGATAATCGCCTCTCCGCCAGCGTTCATCAGCATCTCAAGGCCCGAGATGGAGACGGCGCAAGCGGCCTGAGCATAGTTGAACTCAGCCGCCGTGAAGGTCTCGCTCGGCGCGATGTTGACGGGTTCATAGCCGCTGTAGCGCTTGAAGGTGCCGTTTTCCGCGAATGCGATTTCCTGCACGATCGAGCGGCCGCCTGAGACCGGCTTGACCCGGCCCTTGGCGCGCAGCTTCTTCAGAAGTGCGTTGTTCTTGGTGACGTTATCGGCGAGTTCGCCGGAACGGTTGCGCAGGGTAGTCGTGACCAACTCGGTCATCGCTGCGCTGGGATTGAGAAGAGCCATTTCCTTTTAACCCTTGGTCCAGCGGCGGCTCAGAGAAACCCGAGCTTCCGCGCGTTTTCTGCTAGCTCGTCTCGTAAGGA